CCGACGAACGGGCCGCAGGACAACGACATATTCAGAGTCGTGATATTTCCAAGACCGTACGGGTTCCCGATGGGGAATGGGTGGACATACGGGTCGGTCAGGTAGTGGCCGAAGGCACGTACCTGGATGACGAGGGCGTGTTGCGGTCCACCGGGGACAACTCCTGCGTCGTGTGGCACAACAAGGGCGGTGGATGCGGACCTAGTCGTGTCTTTGGCGAATATCGCAAAAAAATCTTGGCCTCTGAAATCATATATGACGAAAACGGCGCACCGTGGTGCCCGCAATGCGTTGCCGACAATCAACGCAAGAAGATCATTGACAAACAATTGGCCGAGAAGGCGAAGAGTTTGTTTGAGCCTACGATCTTCAAAAGCAAGGGACAGGAGAATCGTTTCTACGGTCGTGGCCGTCCAAAAACTCTTGACCAACAGTATGTCTGAGGCTCGTCGTCAAGAGTTGGAAAAGAAGTTTCCGGTGTTGACTCAACGTGTGACCAAGAGGGGTAAGTAGTGGAGCTTGCCGACGATGTGATCAACGGGGCGATAGGGCATTTCATCAAAGATGAAGCCACCGTGGAAATCATCGGAGCTCTCGTCTACATTCGGCTACAAAATGCCGGGTACCTTCCCCGCGACGAGAAACGGGGGTGACGAATGAGCCAGGGAAATCGTAGAGCCCTCAAGCAACTGATCTTCGAACGCGACGGGTGGTGCGAAAAAGGCGAAGATGGTTCTGCTCGCTGGCTCGCAGAATGCTCTTTCGAATGCGGTGATGTGTTGGATTTTCGACACGCCACCATCGACCGCTTCCCGGTTCCAGGCCGGGAAGGGGGCCGCTACATCTTGAGCAACGTCCGATTGGCCTGCAACCCTTGCAATTCCGAAGAGGGCGGCAATTACAATCGTGAAGGTGGAGTGCAGGGATATATCCCACCGATGCGTCGTGAACTACGTGACTTTGTTCGCAAGGAAAAGCGTGACGAGCTATATCAAAAGGCTGTGAAGAATGTGAAGAATGTTGTGGTAGAAGGTAAGTCGAACGATCACGGTGTGAGGATGGATTTGTGAAAGAACATCTAGAGAAGATCAAGGTTCCGTTCTTCTATGGTCCGGCGCATGGCGAGACGATGGAATTCGTTGTGGGACACCTGGATACGATGCAACGACATCACGGTAGCTGGATCTACATTCAGGCTTTTCCAATGAGCTTTCTCAACTGGCTGTGCGCAAAGAAAGATGACTACGGGCCAGAAGATTACTTCAAAGAACGTGAGGCAGAACGCAAGTTCTATCACAACTACAAACCAGTTCGACATGGTGACATTCATGGAAAGTTCTACTGGATTCTCGAACATGATCCAGATTGCCAGTGCCACAAAGACATTCTCGATTCTCTTGAAGATCAGTCATTGGCTCTTCCTACTAATGATGAACCGCCGTTTTGATGAGTGACTACCCATGTCCCAGAAGACATGAACAGCCAAACGACGATTGTCAGTTCTGCTCCGAGCGCAGATGTCAGACATGTCCACGGACTGTCTTTTATGATCTCAACGGAATATGGCGACATTGCGGAAACAATCGAACGTGGTGTACCACTTCGGTTTTGGTGAGACCAAGGTCCACATGAGGATTAAAAGGGCACATCTAGTGCGGGGGTTGAGGACACGCACTAGGGGTTGTGTTTAGGTCGTTTACGCAGGTCAGAGGGCTGTCAGAGAGTATGCTGGCAGCTCTCTGTGTGACTGGACAGCCTCTTTGTCGTTGCTTTGTATAAAGGGGACCGGATACGAAGAAATGGACTGATTGCGTTGAATCCTGTACCGGACAAGGGCGTTCGCTATCTCAATCCCTACCGAGATACTGCAGCGCTGTATCGACAAGCAGGCTGGCGGGGAACGATCATCCTGCCGCACAAGGAAAAGCATCCTCCCCCAACAGGTTTCACCGGCCACGCCGCACCGTATCCCACGGATGACGAGATCCGTGATTGGTCAGAAGATGGACAGATACACAACATTGGTATTCGACTGGCAGGAGTAGATGAAGAACATGAAATCATTGGGATTGACGTTGACCACTACGTCTCTGGGGATAAAGAGAAAAAAGGTGGTGATCAGCTCAAAGAATTGGAAATTAGTCTTGGGAGTTTACCGCCGACGTGGATCAGCTCTGCGCGAACGGACGGGATATCCGGCATTCGGTATTTCCGTGTACCTCGGGGTATGGCTTTTAGGGGTCAAGTTGATAAAGACATCGAGTGCATCCAAAAAGGACATCGGTTCGCCGTCGTCTGGCCCTCCATCCATCCCAACGGAGAAAAATATCGGTGGTACGGGCCAGGGGGTTTCACCGGTGATGTGCCGGGTGTATCCGGCAACGTGTTTGACGGAGTGCCCGATGCACGACAGTTACCTTTGTTACCGAAACAGTGGCTCGAATATTTAACTAGTGGTGGGATGCGTGCTGGTGATGCCGACATCATCGACATGCAAAGCTCAGTGGGAGAAATTTATGACTGGGCTGACTCTACTTTTCATGCTGTAGCTGATGATGATTTCATTTGTACTGGACTGAGGAAGAAACTTGATAAACAGAGAGCCGACATTGCAAATGAAGCGACTTCGCATGACAAGATCGTCAAGGCTCACTATAATTTATTTCGGCTCGCCGCTGAAGGCCATATTGGTTGGGCTGCCGCGATTAACGAGATTGAAGCTTTCTGGGTCAACGATGTGGTCGATCGCGACAAGCGCGGTCTTGACGAACTCAAGCAAGAACTTTTTAGAAGTAGAGTTAATGCACTACGCAAGATAAAAGCGCAATTGGATGGCGTTGTTGCGCTCGGGGGTCAACCCGTTCAGGCGCGCTGTGACGTAACAGGGGAGTGTGGGTCTGCAGGGGAAGGGGAATCGGCGGCTGACGCCGCCGATGCTGGGTCGTCACCCCCTGATGATCCGTTGCATGACATTCCACGCGGCCCGATTCGGCCTGTTGGCGAATATGACATGAATGATGATGGAAATGCCCAACATTTTGTAGATCAGTTCTCAAGTATTGATGACGGCCCTGCTGTGAGATTCATCGATGGATATGGGTGGATCACCTGGCATAAGGGCAATAGTGCATTGCAGCCACATTGGGAACTTGATCGTGATGGCGATCAAGAAGTGAGACGTATGTGGCAACGCGTGAAAAAAAGACAGATGGACTATGTGGAATCGTTGCTTATCGACTATGAACAGTTGGTTCAGGCCAATATTGGCGCGACTCCTATCCCAGCCATCGTCAAAGCAGCGAAAGCGAAATATGAAAAATGGAGAGTCTTCGCGTTACTGAGCGGGAACAACAAGAATGCGGAAAATGCTCTGAAAGCTGCCAAATCTGTAACGGGAGTCAACCTTACGATGGATCGACTGGATTCATTTCCGTACTTGCTGGGTGTTGCAAACGGTGTCATAGAATTGGATGGAGAGAATGTCAGGCTTAGACGAGCACAAGTCAGAGACTACATCACTCTCAACACTAGAACTCCTTGGGAAACTCCAAGTAAGTTTAGCCAAGAAAAATGGCAAGAATATCTGGATACCTTTCTTCCTGATCCTGAGTTGCAACGAACTGCCCAAGTTGCTCTTGGACATTGTTTGATCGGTGGAAATCCAGAGAAAATATTGCTTGTTCTCAAGGGAGATCCCAATACGGGTAAATCAACGATGGTCAATGCCATCGAAGCCGCGTTGGGCGACTATGCACAATCTGTGAGCCAGACTATTTTTCAGAATCATAAACTCAACCCTGTGTTGGCTAACGCTGTGAACAAAAGAGTGATTATTTGTTCTGAATTCGATGAAAAAGATGCGTTATCTGCATCGATGTTGAAGAGGATGACCGGTGGAACCGACAAAATTCAGGCAGAGCTTAAGGGGTCGAATACCACGGTTGAGGCTGTGCCGCAGTTCGTCCCTATCCTCGCTACCAACTCCGTACCTTCAATTAGCGGTGCCGACAAAGCGCTCAGTAATCGTTTGTACGTTATTCCTTTCAATGAAGTCCCTGCGCGAATACAGAAAAATGCATCATTGGCCCTTAAGAATGTTTGTGGTCCGGCTGTCCTCAATTGGCTTGTGGAGGGATATCAGGAATACAGGCGATTAGGAGAGCTGCCAACTCACCAGGCCATCATTGAAGAAACTGCAGAATTCGCTTCTGAGCTAGATGAAGTTTCTACTTTTGCATATCAGTGCATTGAAAAGTCTGACCCGAATGACAAAGTGTTAAGTTCTGCAATGAACATGAGATTTGTTCGTTGGTGGCAAGAAAACGGAGGGAGTGTTCATCAAAAACCGACTGCCACTAAACTCACTCAAAGATTACAAGACCTTGGCTATATAAAACCAAAGGCTCCTACTAAGAATATAGAAAAAAGGTCTGAGCGCTATTGGAGTGGAGTTACTCTAAAAGATATTGATAGCAATGTGATACCTATGAGAGCCCCCGATTGGAAGGATATTAAAAGTGATTAGAAAATGTGATAACCACGGTGGTCGTTGTGTCGATTTTGATGATTCAAAAGAAGGTGAATATTTAGAACATCACACGTGGTGTGAGGAAGAAGACGGGTCCATGACGCCTGTCATCGAGTCGGTGTGGTTCTGCCCGGTGTGCGCTCAGGAGGATGAGTACGTGGCCGATATCTTCAACTGGGCCTGGGACTGCAATGAACTGAGGCCACCACAGCGAGTGGCTACACTTTAAAGTGTAGACAAAATCAAAAGTGTAGACACCAAAAATAGCCTCTGACCTGGGATTGTCTACACTTCTACACTTTTCTACACTTTTTAAGTCATTCACTACTGTAGGGATTATATAGAAAGCGTTCGAATAGGGTACCCTAATAAATCGAACATAGATTCACCCGTATGAGAGCTAACCGAAAAAAAGTGTAGATAACGTGAAAGTGTAGATACTTGCAGGTCAGGGTATGTTTTTGGTCAAATTGAAAGTGTAGCCACGATGCGAAAGTGTAGACAAGGCCAGGTCAGAGGGGCAAAACGTCGTGGCGGGGATAGACTAGTCACAGGATAGGCATTTTTTACAATACGCGCGTATGGTACAGACCAAATATTTTTCTTTTGGGAGGATTTGGAAAATGTCACAACCGCTAAGCAGTGGACGACCTGGAAAAAGTGAGTTTTCTCATTTTCTCATGGAAGAGTCGATACGCTCATCCTGATTCTGATTTTCAAAGTCAGCGATCGTTGCCGTGGGATTTGGGTGAGAATGAGACAGATCTTGTTCGGGACTATCACGCTTCTTTGAGAAGTGATCCTACGAATAGTATGGAAGATTTGTCGAAGATGTTGTACGTGCGAGGAAACCCCGATATGTATGGACCGGATGAAACGATTATTCAAGAGGATCGGGTTTTGCCGCATGGCAAGTATCCGCAACCGGTGTATCGCACTGGTGTGACTCGGCAGTGAAGACTAGGATCTAGTCATGACCGTAGATGCAGTGCCTCGAAATAAAGATTTCGAAGCCGACAATATGAAAAAGACGATGGGCGATGCTGATGGCCCAGATGTTTTCGTAGCGTCGCTTGGGCGTGAAGTTCCTACTTATATTGATCCACGTGTTGACCTGATTCTGAATAAGCGCACTGCTGCTGTTTTTAAAAGACTTGACTATCATATTCCGTTCAAGATGCGTGGCAACTATAAGCCAGAATGGTTGCCGCATGAGTATGCAGAACACATGGGCAAGGCAGGAGAAATTCGTGTCAACATGCAGGGATTTGTTTTGTGCAGTTCACGGACAAAAGGCACGGGGGAGCTGTGCGGAAGCTTGGCTGTTAATCGGACCAATGTTTGTCGGAATCATGGTGGTGCTCTACATCCTGCTGACAAGAAGTTGAGTGCCGAAAATATTCTGGAATGTCCACCTGATCGTGTGGACAACCTTGATCGCGTGCAAAGATTCTCTCAGGGATTCTTGAAAATTGAAGATTTGACTGATGAAGAAATAACCGGTGGGTACGTTATGATGGATGACGGACGACCGATCAATAGTGCAAAGCTTGGCATCAAGATTCAACAAAACTTAGTTCGTGAACTTCATCGCAGAATGAATTCGTTCATGCAAATGAAGTTGCCGACCATGCTCAAACGCGTGGCGGACATAGCAGAATCTGATATAGCAGAACCGGAGACTTCTTTAAAAGCAGCCATCTGGTTATCTGAACGACAAATGGGTAAGACACCGGAAGTAATAATTAGTCATGTCACAGGAGCACCGTATGGGGTTTATTCAGAAAATGGTGAACCTCTCGACGTATTTGAAGTGGATGATGGAGAAGAAGATCCAGAAGTTGACGAATCGTTTCTATTGGGGAACGTGGCTGGAAGCGAAAGTGTGGGATTTGAAGGAAACGATGTTCGGGTACACGGATTTCTCAATGATGGGCGATCCGACAACGGAGGGCCAAGTAGTCGTGACCAGGACACCGGGTCTGCTCTCTCGGCAGCAGAAGCTTTGGAGGCGAAGGCCAAAAAAGCAAAAGAGATAATTGCTGCTCGTAAGAAAGCTCAGCGTCGTAGATTTGCAGCGAGAGCAACAGGGGCAACAACTACTCAAGACATGTGGTGGTTGCCGCATTTTAAGAAGAATATGATTTATCGCAGTGGAAAGTTCGTTCAGGAGGGCTGGCGTTGCTTGCTGGTGTGTCCTGACGATCAATCAGAGCGGATGCTTGCTAAGATCGAAGCAGACGCCAACGAATCAACTTAGGAGTTGACATGGCCCGCATGCCTGTAAGCCCGTCCACCACTGGCGTTCGACCGGCGATGAAGAAGCTCTACGACGGCAGAAATACCGCTACCCGGCCCATTCCGCTGATCGTGGACAGTTCTGAGGCGCGCGCCATTGCGGCCGCTGCGGCTGATCAGCGACCCAAGTCCGAGGTGGTGAACTTCCCTTCTGGACCGCTCGCCACGAAGGCAGTAGAGGTCTTTGGGACGGTGGTTCCCGGGTCCACGCGAGTCAACGGCGGCGTGTACAACCCTGCGGTGGGTGCCGACAATACTCTCTGACATAACAGGGCGTGTTTTTTGCCCTGTTCATGAAGATCCAAATAATTTCCAACGTTCCTCCGTCTCTGTCCGGTAGGCGGTAGGGAGAATCGCACCAGATGCCCACATTCATCTGGTGCGATTTTTCTTGTCATCACTCGCCTGGCGGGGATAGGGTGATCGTGTGAACCGGACAGCACAACAGCAGAATGCCGATGATCGGCTGCATGAGGCAATTGCCAATTATTTAAAAGTTTATGAATACGAAGATAACGATGGGCTGCTTGTTTCCTATGTAGTTGTGGCTGAATCAGTAAAAATGGGCGATGAAAAACATAGCGATATGGAAACACAAAATATCATTACTAAGCCTAATGAAAGCCTAATGAAAGATTGTCTACTGCTACAGGTCTTTTGCATATTGGACTAGACATCATTTGTTCAGATGAAGACGGGTGATAATATGTATAAGTTGCGCTGGGCAAGATGGTGGATTGTTATGACCTGGCACGAAGTTTTTCATTGTACAAAAAGCGAATACAGAATTGTTCCATTTGATGATGGAAGCGTTATGGTTAAACATAATGCTTGCGGTAAGTGGTGGATTCGGTGAACAAGTGGAGCGTGCTTGACGCCGAGGTAGAGGACCGCTCCACAGATCCACCAAAGATGCGAAAAGTATTTGATCCCCATCCTGCTCAGTTAGAAATGATGGAGGACGAAGAACGTTATGTCGTTAACACTTGTGGTCGACGGTTGGGTAAATCACGATCCGTTGGACATGAATTCTTACCACCGGCTATTCTTGCCAAAAAGATGGCTTCGTTTCTTAAGTCCGAGGGTCGCCGACATGAATATTGGAGTGTTGGGCCCAAGTATTCAGATAGTGAAAAGCCGTTCCGCGTCTTCTGGAACATCTGTCGTAGACTTGAAATTCCGTTCGATAAACCAGGATCATACTTTTCGCCTAGTAACGGAGAAATGACAGTATCCCTATGGGATGGTGCTTTCATTTATTCTGCTAAGTCCGCACAGTATCCAGACACACTCGTTGGTGAAGCGTTATCAGGTGTGCATATGGAAGAAGCGGCCAAGATGAAACAAATCATCTGGACTCAGGCCATCATGCCCTCGCTTTCTGACTTCGAGGGTTGGGCCAAATTTACTTCTACACCAGAAGGTAAGAACTGGTATTACCAACTACACATGGATGCGATCAAGCCTGCAAACTTGAATTGGAACGCACATCGCATTCCTAGTTGGAAAAACCCCTGGGTTTTTACAGAAACAGGGCGTGAGTTAGCAAAACGAGGTCAGTATGATTTGTCCTTGATTCCTGAAACGGATTATACGATTGATGAACATGTCAAGCGCATGATGCACTTGATGGAAGACAATCCTGGTTACACATCATTTGAAATCATAAAGATTGAAGGGTTACAAATTGATTCCGAAATTGCACAGATGGCAAATGACAATACCATTCCCATGTTTCAGCAAGAGGTGGCCGCGGAGTTTACGGATTTCGTGGGTAAGGTGTTCAAGGAATTCGATGAAGAGACGCACACACGCCTTCTATCTTACAACCCAAACTGGGAAACTATCGCAGCCGTTGACTATGGTTACCGTAATCCGAACGTCTGGCTTCTCATACAGATTGGGCCTTGGGGAGAAATCAATATCCTCGAAGAACTTTACCAATCAGATTTAGCACCCGATGAATTTGCTAGAGAAATACTTCGTCGAGGGCTGTTACCCGATACGTGTACAGAGTTTTACCCAGACCCCGCGTCTCCTGGGGATACGGCCACTCTCGAAAGTATATTCCGTAGAGCTGGGAAGCGTGTTAAAGCTAGAGCCCATACCGGAGGCGAACTCAACAACCGGCTTAATCTCATCCGACTTGCTTTTCGTGACAGGATCACCGATTCGGAATTGTCAGGCCCGCAGTGGACAAGCCATCCAGCCAGACCGGATCAACGACGACCACGAATGATGGTTTCTACTCGTTGCCCGATGACGATTTATGAATGCTCTGAATATCGTTATCCAGAGAAACGTGACGAACAACAGGAAACCTCAACAAAACGTTTCGATCTGCCAATGAAAAAAGATGATCACACGCCAGAAGCAATTGGACGATTCTTAGCAGGAAAATATCACAGTACTCAAGCACAATACGGTGGAGGAACAAGGATTAGTACGGCGCGTTTCCTCAATGGTCTAGGCTCCAAGAGCTATGCTCCCAACGGAGCGGCTGGTGGAGGGTATGGACCAAATCCAGCAGGTATTCCAAATATTGAAGGTGCGAAACTACGCGGAACGTGGAAGCAGGAATAGAGAAAAATGCCGTACAACCAGAAGCAATACGCAGCGGCTGAAGGTTTTGCGACTGCTGGCGACGATAATATCTTTGACACCGAGGATAAAACGCGCGCTAGCGTTTATGATCTTTATGAAGATATTTACATCAACGCTGTTACTGCATTGCGCGTCAATCTACGCGGTGATGATCAGACGCCACTTCTTGTTCCTAGTGGTAATAAAATCGTTGAAACAACGAGCAGATTCTTGGCAAAGAATCCAGAATACCTCGTTGAATCAATGGGTGATGCTGGTACCCAGGAAAGTCTTAACTTATGGTGGGATGATTTCTGGGCACGGGAGAGAATTTCTACCAAGCTAGCCAATACGAAACGATGGGGCCTGATTCGTGGAGACGCCATTCTCTACATTTATTCTCGTCCTGAAAAAGTAGAAGGCAAGCGTATTTGTTTGGCCGAGGTAGATCCTCGTCAAGTATTCGAGATTGAAAACCCAGAAGACCCCATGGATATCTTGGGCGTCCATATGATTGAGCAGATTCAAGATGCGCGTGAACCTGATAAACCACAAAAGAAAGTTGTGCAACGGCGTACGTTTCGACGTCTCTTCGGTGACAGTGGAGAGCCGTACGGAGTTACGAGTGAACTACGATTTTTCGAGGTTGGCAAATGGGATGATCGTTCGGTCAAGGCGCGCGAAAAGTTGGAAGAAATTAAGGTCGCACCCTTTGCAGAACGTATAGAAGAAGAGGAACAACTTCCAGATCCAATCACATCTCTTCCACTATACAAGTGGAAAGTACGCGCCATGCAGAATACGACATGGGGCATTTCGATTCTTGCTGGGCTAGAAACACTGCTGTATGGATTGAACCAAGGATTAAGCGATGAAGACGCTACGCTTGTTTTTCAGGGACTTGGTATGTATGTCACCAATGCACCGCCACCGCTCGATCCTAATACCCAGCAAGTTACGGATTGGAACATCGGTCCAAAGCAGATTATTGAAATCGGCGTGGATCAGAAATTTGATCGGGTCACAGGCGTTAGTGATGTGTCCCCCATGCAAGCACATATGGACTACATTAGCGATAAGGGAATTGCAGAGGGCCGAGGAATACCGCAAGTTGCAGCCGGTCGAGTCGATGTCTCTATTGCCGAATCGGGAATCGCACTACAGATCGAAATGGCCCCTCTGATTGCTTCGAACGCTGAGCTAGAACTAGAAATACTTACGTGCTACGACCAACTTTTCCATGACATCACCACAATGTGGCTTCCTGCGTATGAAGAAGAATCGTTTGGCAATATTGATGTAATGGCTGAAATGTCGGTTGTCTGTGTCTTCGATGATCCAATGCCGATCAACCGGGATGCGAAAGTTCAGGAAGTTGTACTTCTGGATTCTTCGAATCTCATCTTGAAGACGATGACAATCGCTGAACTTCGTGAATTGGGATATAAGTACCCAACGACAGATCCAAATACTGGCGAACCGCTCACCGATGAAGATATTGCGGCGATGTTGTTGAATCAGACCAGCGCCTTCCTCAACGCTGGCTTCCCGGCTGGCGGGGATAACACTGGCGGCGGGGTTGATGAGTTCGGTGACCCGATACCCCCCGAGGACCAGAACACGCCTGCTGATGAGCAGACCATAGACCTTGGGGCCAGCTAATATGTAACGATGGCTCGCCTGGGTAAAGCACGGAAAAGACGTTTTTCTGTCATTACCAAATTTGTGCGTTCCAATGGAGTCCTGAAAATCGTTCGGGTGAGGAAACGCTGATGGGTAAAACAGATCGTCTTGGTTGCGGCGTTTATGCCGATGGTCGTGTTGAAATCGGCGGCCCTGCTCTCAAGGTTGCGCCGGGTTGTGGTTCTGAAGGAAACACATTTATTGCTACAGACATTGCTGCATGGCGTAAGACAAACGAGAAAATTGAAGAACTAGCTAAATTGGCTGGTGTCTAATGGCTCGGAGGCGCACTGCAAAACAAGCAGCCGCATCGCGTGCTAACGGTAAGAAACGCAAAAAGTACCGTGGTCGTTATTCCAATAACAAGACTGTAAATCGCAGTTTTCATACGGCGTCTGTTGTCTTGGCTGGGGCAAGTATTGGCTTTAAGTACGCCAATTACAAGAAGACAAAAAACGTCAAGCGATTAGATTTAGGAACGCATGATGGCTAGAACTGCTAGGCAACGCGCTGCCCTTCGCAAGGCTCAATTAGCGAGTGCAAGAAAACGTCGTGGCAAGGGCAAGGGAAAACTTGCTGCTGCGAATAGAAACAATAAGCGAACTCGTAGGAATGCCCGTATTGCCGTAGGAGTGATTGGTGCAGCTTATGTTGCGACCGCTGTTGGCGTATCTCCCAGAGGTCGACAAAACGCAAGAGTGTTGGGAACGCATACAAAGAACTTGGCTAAAGTTGGATATTATACTGGCAAAGTAAAAGCCAATAGAGCTCAAAACAAGTATTTACAAGCTCAAGTAAACAGACAAGTAACTAGAAAATTTAAACAACAGCTTAGGGCAATGTAATGATGCACACAGGAGCCGACAAATGGGCAAGCGGCGCACATATCACGGTTTCAAAAGCAAAAAACAATGGCGTTGGGCATTCTCTAGCAAGCAGCCTTGGGCGCGTGGTAAAGCACACAAAACTAAAGGCGGGAAAGTAGTTCGCTATAGGCGACTACCCGAATCTAAGCATTCTGGCAAAAAGGGAAAGCGATAATGGCGAACGTTTGGTTTGTTGGATCGGGAAGCAGCCGAACGATCAGTTCCGGTGACTGGGACGCCCTTGGAATTACTGCAGATGCTTCTACATGGTCGGCTGTCAATCGTGTATTACATTCAAATTCGAGAAATGTATGACCAGTTAATTGGTGGTGGCGTCGACATCAGTGGGGCCATCGATGCTGCAATTGCCACTGTCATTGGAACCGCGCCAGGTAGTTTGGATACTCTTGGCGAAATTGCCACCGTTATCAATGCCATGAAAGCGGGTGCTGATCCGGCAGGGGATACTTTCGCTGAATTATTTGCAGTTGCTACTGCAAAATATACCAAACCCGGTGGGGGAATTCCCAAGACGGATTTGAGTTCTGCACTACAAGATTTGATTGACAAGATCGATTCAGCACCAAATAAGACTCCTCGTAGAACGCCTAATAGTAATCGAGCCGTACTCATTGGCGACAGTATTGGCGTGGCCGGTCCCGACGGTTCCATGTTAATGGGTGATTCGTGGTTTACTCGTTTGTGTGTTGAATCTGAAGGTCGTATTCAATACCACGGGGCGTTTGCTACCGGCGGGATGCGTTTAACTGCGATTCAATCGACGTGGCTTCCAACGATTTTGGCTCTGGACCCGGCACCAGCAGCGTGCTTCATTCAAAATGTAACGAATGACATCATTCAGGATGCGGGCGCGTGGAGCATGAATGCAAGTATTACGGTTTGGAAACAGATCGTTGATTCTCTTTTGCGCGTTGGAATCATTCCGATAGGTGTCACGGCTTTGCCGGTGTACGTTGACCAGCCAGTGATGAACGCCAACGTTGTCAAATGGAACTTATGGCTGAAAAGGTATTGTGGGGATAACGGCTTTCCAGTGGTTGACTCATATTCTGCATTAGTGCAGGACAACGGTTTTCAAGCGTTGGGGCTCAGCTCCGATTATATTCATCCTACAAGTGCGGGTTGTGAGGCAATTTTCTGAAGGTTTAGCCGCTTCTGGCGCAGGGGCCGGATACACTTTCCAGAGAGTTCCCCCATATTCTTACGATTTTTTGCGCGGATGGTGGCAGCAGACAACGAAGAATGTTGGCGCAGTCACCAGTACCTATATTTCTATGGTAAGCGTTGTTCCGGCAACTCCTGGTGACATTATTCAATTTGCAGCCAGAATCCAAACTGAAAATGTTGCGGTAACCGGAACTGCCATAAATATGCAAATTCTCTTCCCCGGTGCAACAGTCAGCGGTTGGGCTATCGCCGGAATCACCAACTGGTTTGATGACTTTGATGGTGAGTTGAACATTGAGGTTCCGGTACCAGCCGGTGCAACCGGTGTTTATTGGGTTGCTCAAATGGGCGGAAACACAGGAGCTGTAGCATGCAAGCTTCGTCTCGGTGAAGTGACTCTTCGTAACCTAACAGCATTGGGGATTTCGTAATGAATCGTCTTAGGTCAAAGCTGATTGATTACTACGAAAATAAATTCGTTAACTTCCCAGCCAGTGGTCGAGTTTTCTCTGAAG